CTAAAATAATTAAGAAGTATCTACCCTTTATCAACCAACAAGTCAATCGTTACTTGCAGTTGATGGATTTCTATATCAATTTTACTCTTGATGAAGAGTTTGTTGAAACTGTAAGATCACCAATACACGAGGACTTTTCATATAGTTCTTTTAGTGAGGGTGAGAAGATGCGTATTGACTTAGCACTACTGTTTACTTGGAGAGAAGTTGCAAGAGTTAAGAACTCAGTAAATACAAATTTACTTATCATGGATGAAGTATTTGATAGTTCTCTTGATGGATTTGGAACTGATGAGTTTCTAAAAATTATACGATTTGTAATCAAAGATGCAAATGTATTTGTTATATCTCATAAGTCAGAGTTACATGATAAATTCAATAGTGTGATTAGATTTGACAAAGTAAAAGGATTTAGTAGAATAGTATGAGACAGTATACAGAAAAAGAATATTGGGAAGGATTAGTTCCTGA